ATTTTAAGTTTGTCATATTTTTAAAGTCATTTATCATATTCGTTGATTTTATCTGTAACAATAAAAATCGAGTCCATTCGAGAACCTAAAGCTTTTATCTTCTCTATTTTTCTAATGTTTGTTGGCATGTTATTAAGGTTTAATTGAAGCTACTAAAGCTTTGAATCTAAGTCTCCAAACTTTCTTGGTAAATTTGTCGGTATCAGGTCGAAGGGTACGAGGATATAAGTCTTTACCTAAATGCCTTTTGTCATCTTCAAATTGGACTAATTTTTTGAGATAGGCTTTTGGATTGTAGCCATCCCATATTGATTTGTTATTATCTATTCTCATTTTAGTGATAAGGTTTATCGTTGCTAATATACCCAAGTTCTTCCATTGTAGGAACGTGAATATTCAGTTTTTTACATAACTCCAAGTCATATTGAATCAATTCGACCATCCAATATTTCGGAAACAATGCCTTGTCTGAAACTGACTGTCTAACCTCTTCTACAATGTCTCCAATTTTTACCTTCTTAACTCCATATTTAGCTCTCATCACAGCATCGTGGGCTTCTTCTGGGGTACATCCGCTATATTCGCTTATATAGCCCATTAGGACCATGTGATATGAAAGTTGGGCCTGACTGCGTGAAGGTACTTTTGCGTAGAATCTGGCTACGAATTTCTTGTCTAGGGGCATTTTAGAACATCGGTCTCTGTAATACTCAGGAGAACTCGGTATAAACTTTTTACCTTGTTCAGTCTGTCTAAATTGACCGAGAATTGAAAATATTTCTTTTTCAGTTGTGCCTTTTGCCATCTGATTGCTTTTTTAATGCCTCTCTTTTTTTATTGTATCCTTGTACTCTTGCTACGAAGATGTAGAACTTGTCAGGAAATAGAACTTTCTTCCAATAATATCTAACTGTAGAATAACTGTAGCCTAATTTTTTTATTTCACATTGAAGCTGTCCGTTCTCAATAAGTTTGATTATTTCCTTTGATTTTTTGCTAATTGGTTTGCTCATAATAGTTTTTGATTAGTAGGCGGTCTTGATGTTTCGACCATGACATTCCTAGTCTTGTCATAGGTGTATATTGGCTCGTAGGGCTTATTGATTACTTTGTAAACATAATCCTTGCCACTGGTAGTCTTCACAAACTTACCTTCTACTTTCCAGTTAGGTTTTTTGTTGATGTCGCAAATAATAGCACCAAGTCTTGTAATGTAATTCTGGAGACAAAAGTTTCTGCTTATTTCTCCTTTTTCTTTAAGAATTTTAGTAACGATTTGTAGTTGTGTTTTATACTCTGCCATTGATTTTTAATTAAAATGGAATATCTTCAGGATTGATTTCTTCGGTAGGATATTCGATGGTTTCTATGTTGTTTAATTCAGCTTGATTCTTTTCTTCCTCTACGACCTTTGGAGTTTGTTGTTGACCTTTCACATAAGTATTTAACTCAGCGTAATATTTTCCACCATTCGAAAGCTTTACATCTACATTCAACCAACCATTTACTTGATTCTTCATAATGTAATCAGTAAATTCTTCAGTCTTAAATGATAGGGCACAGACTACAAACGAAGGTGCTTTTTCGTGTCGCTTGACTATGAGTCCGTTTACAAAGTTTTTTTCTGCCATGATTTTAAAAGGTTAATTCATTAGTAAACTCCTCAACTTTTGCCAGTATCTCTCTTTGAGATTCCAACTGCTCTTTAATCTTATCTTCAATGTCCTTTCTATTGACAGTGAAATAAAAGAAGTCTTTTGCAGGTATGCGTGGGTCATAAAATGCGAAATATAGTTTCTTTAATTTATCATTAACAACGAAGTATTGAACATACTGTTCTTCGTATTCACTAGGAATAGCCTTTTTAATCCAAGCTTCCAAATGACTAGCAGATGCTAAAGACTTACATTCAATTACTTCAGTTTTGCCAATTACTCCGTCTGGAGAAACAGCAATATTTTCATTATCCTCTCTGGCCCAAATGACCAAATCAGTGTTTACTTTTTTACCAGTTTCCTTAGTAAATCTTTCGATAGCAATTGGTTCTAGATAGTGTCCTCTTTCTAGAGGATTTGCAGGAACTCCGTCTGCATCTGGGATAGCAACTCTTTCAGCAATAAGTTCATAAAAACCCTTCTTGTAATCACCATTTTTCTTTAGAGTAACATCGCCAGCTCTTGAGCCAGTAACCTTACCAATTCGTCCTCTCATCCATTCCTCACGACTATTGAATTTTAGGGTTTTCATTGAATTTATTCTTTAATTCATCTTTAAAAGCTTTTAGCTCGACCTTAGCTTGTGCTGGAATAGATACCCAGACTTTCTTCAATTCTTCTGCATCCTTAGACTCTTGCAATTGCTTTTTAAGTGCTTCCACATCTAATGGTGGAACAATCTCTTTTACTTCTTTCTCCATTTCATCTTCAGAATAAGCTTGTGATAGTTGTTCTGGACAAGCCATTCTCAAAGCGTGCATTTCAGCTACCTTTGCAATCATTGTGCGAGGCTTGGTGCTCCATTGATTCTTTGAGGTATTGTATTCGTTAAAGAAAACAGTGGCAGTATATTCTCCAATGGTATTACCAACACTAGCCTTCTTTATTGTAATCGTACAAGAAACAATTTTGCCGTCTTTATCGTCTTGATAGATAGGAGCAGACTTTCCTACAACTCCACTTCGCATACCAATCTTACGAGCGTAATCAATTGAAGTTACTAAACTATATCCTGATTTACCAAAAGGAATTGCGTATACGTTCTTCTCTAGAAAATCTTTAAATTCAAATCCTCTCATCATACCCTCCATGATTGCTCTTTTAACTAAACCTTGCTCTAAACCTTTGAATGTTGTGTTTACTAAAGCGGTAAAGACTTCTTTGTTTGCTAATTGTTCAGTTATTTCTTTTTGTATTTTTATTATATCTGTCATATTATTGCGTGTTAATATACGATACCGACACATGAGGACCAAGCTATCCATAAGATACCGAGGAGACAAAGAAAGAAGAATAGAGGGACTAAGATTGGACCAAATACCTTCCAAAACTTTGCTCTAGCTCTTTGTCCTGATATTGAGTTGTTTATTAAATATTTCATGTTTTTATTATCTATCGCCCTCACTTGCTCCTGACATATCTGGCTCTTCTTTTTCTTCTTTATCCTCATCATGCTCACCTGCCATTAAATCTAGATTGCGTTGCTCTTCTTTATGTAGCCAGTTTTGATTATTATTTTCCATTTGCTAAGTCTTCGATATAATCTTTGATTGTTCGACCTTTAAGTGCTGCTTGAACCTTTAACTTTGCTCTAGTACTTCTTGAAATCGTAATCATTGTGTCTTCTTTCCAACGATTGATTTTGTTAACCACTAACTTCTTTTGTGTTTTTGCTTTCACTGTTTTTTCAATTAAGTTATTAATATTACGACCTTGTGTATATATTATCAATATTAGAAAGGTTATGCAAGTAGATTTATCATTATCTTTAATTTCATCTGTGGAAAACTCATAATATGGTGTAAATTAAGGTTAATTGTGGTATCATTTAAAAATGATTAGAATTGACTTAAAACCACTAAGCCTGAACCATGCCTACATTGGTCGTAGATGGTCTACTCCTACTCTTAGATTGTATAAGGAATCAATCCATTATTTAGCTCCCACTTTGACTGTTCCAACAGGTAAATTAAAAGCATCTTATCGTTTTGGAGTATCTTCTAAGGGAGCAGATGTTGATAATTTGGTTAAGTGCCTTCAAGATGCTTTAGCCAATAAATACAAGTTTAATGACAGAAAGATTTATAAAATAAATATTGAAAAAGTTGATGTAAAGAAAGGAGAAGAATTTATTGAGTTTGAAATCTTGCCTCTATAGCCTTAACTACCTCCTCAGGCAATACCCAAATATCAGTCTCTGGCTTCGTATCTTTCCACCACTTAAATTGTTCCTTTCTTAAATACTTTCTGTCCTTTATAAGGTTAATACTGTCCTTGTAACCAAATATCTCAGGGTCAGACATGCCCCAGAGGACTATTCCTGTCTTTAGCTTGTGATATTGAGCTAAGTGGGGGATAAAAGAATCAATGCTTATCCAAATATCACAGTCATTTATCATCTCCTTAATTTTGTCTAAAGGAAGATTTGTCTCTATCTTTATGAGTTCGTGTCCTTTAAGAAGTTCGAATAATTCGGACCAGAAAGGATAGGACTTAGCGTTTTTTACTTGTCCCTCAAATATTAATATCTTCATATAATTTTTTATAAGCCTCAATGAGTGTGCCTTTCCATTTCTTGTGAGCACACCAAGCATATATATTGTGATGTTCGACGTCGCATATCTTCATCGCTTCGGCTATGCTAATAATTTCTACATCCACGTCTTTGTAGACTTCAGGATAAGTGGTGGCTACAACACATTTTGGAGGTAATTTAATGGCTTGTAGCATCATATAGTTATCTCCAATGCCTCCATTGTTTACTACCAATTTTTTACCAGTTTTCTGGAAGTCCAGTGTAGCTTTATAGACATCCTCATCATGGTCAAACATCTCAGCTCCTTGGCCACTTCTTATGCCTCCAGAAGCTCTAAAATGCCATGTAATAGCCTTTGGGGTTACAACTAGGTCATATCCCTTATCTTTGAGCATTTTAGTGAACATGGTCTCTTCTCGATGGGCCACAGGGCTTAGTCTGAGGTCATAGTGAGCCACATTTGGCCTATATAAGAATGAAGAATATAAATCTTCTACCTTTTTAGACTCTCCATCCCATTTGTACCATTGTAAATTACCCTCACTGCTTAATTGAGGTTGAATAACTAATCCTGCTACAGCTCCGACTTTAGGACCCATTTCTTTCAAAAGATTCTCTAAGCAGGTAGCTTCTGGTATTTCATCATCATCTACACGCCAACATAAATCATGGTCTAGAGTATTGGCATATTCATGATTGTGGTGTTGTCCTTTTTTTGCACTCCACATAACTTCCCAGCTAATTCCTTTTTCTTCAAAAAGCTTAAAAATGTACTGGTATGTTTCACTATCTCTTAAATCTCTTGGACTATCATTATCATCAAATAAAATAAATCTTTCAGGTTTAACTGTTTGCATCGCAATAGCGGTCATGGCCAAAGGGAGGGTAGAGTCATAACGATTCTTTGTAGAAATGTAGGCCAAGATACTGACCATCTTTCTAGACCAGATATCACTGACTACTCGTGGTTTAAAATGTTCATCAACAGCCTTAATCACACCTGGCCAATTCGGACTGTAATCATGTCCAGCAATAGTTCCTTTAACTAAAGGCAACCAATCTTCAATATCTTCTTTGACATCTTCGTAAGTGTGGCCAGCGTCTATAAATAACAAATCAATATCTTGTTGAATACACTTACTAGCTTCGTGAGTGGTCATCTCATAAGTCATTACATCTAAACCAAATCTTTCTACATTCGCCTGAAAAACTTTATACAAATCATTTTGCTTTGCAAATTTGTGAGCATCTCCTTCTGCATCAGTCCCCTTAAAAGTATCTACAGCAATAACTTTTATTTTCTTTTTTAAAATTAAATCGGCCACAGAACAAAGAGAACGGCCTTGCCAAACACCGAGTTCACATAGAGTACCACCATCAGGAATCTCACTGACTAATCTTCGGTACTCTTTAATATTTTCTTCGGTAAACCAACCGTCTGGCAAAATCATTAAATAATTGTAACATAAAACAGAGAGGGCGTTCAAGACGTGTCCTCTCCATTCGCTAACAAGGTTCAATCTTCATCCTTTTGTTCGTGTAGTTTCTTGGTCGGTTGTTTATCGTGGAGAAGATAGTAGGTCTTCGCCATGAGTTTACCTGCTTGTGGCAGGTTGAGTTGTTTGCGTACGAACGCAATATACTCATCGGACTCGATTAGGTCGAGTTCCCACTGTTGGAGTTCCATGTCATCTCCTTTGTATGACTAATCGGAACCTAGGGTCTATGTAGACATTGTTTAACTCAACGACAACCCTTTCAAGCGGCCACGAATCGAACAATGTATGCCACGCTTGATGTTTACTTCGGCAAACTTCAATCGTATTCCCTCGGGGGAACGTGTCTGAACCGCCCCTTGAAATAGGTAAGCGGTGATGAATCGTTTTTTCACGATTAGACGCTCGGTGTGCTTCTTTGGCTTCACGAAGCTGTCTGGCTACTTCTCGCCGTATCTTTTGCGTGTGCTTGCTCATCTTTCTTCTCCTTGTGGTTTTGGACATCACTTCGCATTGGACAGATTTTCCAGTGTTCTTCATCAACACATTGTGGAAAAGTTTTGTTGTAGAAACGACACCTTTTATGTAAATCGCATTTCATTTGAACCTCACTTCTTACTTCAAAGAACTGTTGGCTTTCCCCTAGGCAGGAGTTCTACACTTTGTAAAACTCCGACCTAGAGGGAGGATATATCCTCCACTCTAAACTAGCCTAAAGGTGCAGATTGAACATCTAGACCTTTTTTTTGAAGAATAGCGACTAGGATATTTAGAATCACGCCTACTCCAATTAGGATAAGACCAGTATTCAAATTACCCTGAATCATAACAAGACCAGCTCCCATGAGTGCTGAACCTGTTCCTGAGATTGTTTGATTATTTTGCATAAATATTATTTAAAACTTTTAATGTCTTTGGACCAACTTTCGACCCTTTCAATACATATCGTTCATAAGCTGATAAACTAATATTGTATTTAAGTTGAAAAGCTAAAACTGCGGCTTGGGTAACTGGACCATAGTAACCAGTGATTTGATAGTTATACACTCCTTCCATTTTCAAGGCTTTCTGTAATGCTTCAACTTCGCTATTTTGGTCTCCAAATTGCATATTGTTTATAAATTCGTACTTGAATACGGCTGGAGTGTTGTGAGCTTGTTCAAGTAGAGTATTCGGAATATCAGTAAAAGTAATCATCTCGACAATACATTTCTTGTATTGAGAGTATAGGAAGTAACCGTTACCTCTGTCGGCCCACTTATCCGACCAATGGTTACGGAAAAAGATTTTAGTATCTGTTCCAGTATCTTGATAACCATAGACATATATCTCATGGCCAGATACAACACTAACTGGTGGTTGAACTGGTAGAAGTCTATTCTTGTCCCAAGTACTTCCGTTGGAATCAGTCCACCATTCCTTTCCCACTTGAACCAACATTATTAAACCGTTACAGTTGAAAATTGCCTGTTTAATTGAATCAATATCATTATTTACAAAGGCGTAACCAGATATTTTAGCTCTAAAAGCTTCGTCCTTTGCACTCTGGGGAATATTTGCTTCATTTCTTTGATAAACAAAGTCTTCATGACTTAAAAGAGTATTGTCAGGACAAGTATCAGTTGTTGAACAACCGATATCTTTCAATATCTTTCCAACTAAACGAGGATAAGTCCCTTGGTCTGGATTTCCGTCCTGACATTTAGCCAAAGAATAGAGGAAGCGATAAGACCAAGGCATCACCATTGTTGAATCTACAAAATCAAGTCTTTGTTTATATTTTGCGGCGGCACAACCAACACAGCAACCAATTTGGTTCTGCATCTCTACTGGAAGATTTTCAATATCAATAAAGAAAGAAGAGGGAACTGCGGTAGGTAATCCCAATTGGCCAATGTAAATATCTCGATGGTCTGGTGGAGATTGTATAGCACCTAGCGTTGGGATTATATTTTCCATGTTATTTTTTGCTTAAAATAGTTATTAATTGTTTCTGTAGCTCGATTATTTGACTTTCTTGATTCACTTGCTCTACTTTGATGTCTTTTATTCCCTGAGTTAAATCTTGAATATGTACCTCGTGATTTGTGTTTATATTTGAAATTGACTGTTGAATCAAAGCGATATCGGTTTTCAATCCATTGATAGGTGAAAAGACTACGCTAATCATCCACATAATTATTCCAGTTCCAGCAATGAAAGATGAAATAGCTAGTTTTGACATTCCTAATATTTTTGTTTCTTCATTTTGATTTTCCATTTTTAAATTGTTAATTTGTTTTTTTATAATCTCTAATTCCAGTTATTAAGAAAGCCTTAATAACTGAGTCAGAGATTATTCTACGAAAGCGTCAATCTTGGCAATAGAGTCTTGAATATCGGCTACGCTTGCGGTACCATTATCTAATAGCCTTTGCAATTGTGCCTTAGTCAAAACCTGACCACCAACGGTTTTTCCGTTAGTATCTATAGTAGCAATAGCAATAGAATCATTACTTAATGCTTTCTTGATTTTTGTGGGCATATTTTTAATTATTGTTTTGATAAATATTCGACCTTGGGCTTATTGACATCGCCAAAAATTATTTTAATAAATCTAGCTCTTCTTGAAGGTCTTTTGCTTTTGATTCGAAATCGGCTTTTAAACTAACCATACTCTTTTCTATTTCATCCTTAGTACGGCAAATTATTTTAGGTGGTATGTCTATATTTGTTGGATGCGATAGGGTAATCTGGACCCAATTCCCTTGTCCTTTTTCTACTTTTCTAACTGGCTTTATTTGATTTTGTGGAGGCATATTTTTAAAAATGTTTATAATGATAAGCTAATAATTTCGGATGCTGACTTACTTTCAAACCGAGCTTCTCGACCTCTCGTTTTGCAAAGTTACAATCGCAACCATCTTTTCCGTCCCATGTACCTAGTTTGTTAAACACTTCAGTCCTCCAAAGTGTTGCACCCAGCATTACATGTCCTGCATCTGGTTCATATTGAATACCAATAAAACCAGCTTCAGGTGTATTTTGAAAGTGCTCTATCATTTCAGGGATAGCGTTTGGTGGAAGTATTACGTCTGGGTCTAGAAAGAAAATATATTCTGTACTTACTAGCTTTCCTATTTTTTGTCGAGTGTCCATTCCATTTTGATACGCACTCATTCTGTCGTTGTGAGAACCTGAAAAGAAAGAAATATCAATCCCATATTTATCTAGAGCTGGTTTAGCGGAATAATATTTCGTACCAGCAAGTTCACTGACCATTCCAATAGTTCCATCGTGAGAACCATTGTCATAGACAAAAACTTTAAGATTTGGAACTCTTTGGAGTTGAAGTCTATCTAAACAGACTCTCATTGTTTGGGCGGCGTTGTATGTTGGAATGGCAATGGTTACATTCATGGTTTTAGCTTATAGCAGTAATAATACCACATTGAATGGTGATTGAGGTAGGGAGTGTGTAAGTTCCATCTACTGCTGGTGCAGTTCCGCCCACACAAAGACCACCAGCAAAGTTCCACAATCCTAGTGTTTGGGTATAGCCGTAACTACCATCTAAGAATACACAGTCGTTCGTTGCAAGTTTTAGAGAACAACTTATATTGCTGTTTATTACTCCACCACAGCCCAGACCACAGAAATCAAATTGAGTATAGCCGTAGCTACAACCATTTGTAATGCTAAAGATTAAGTCACAGGAGCTTCCACTTAATCCACATTGATAATCTTGCCATGTTATTTGGTCGCCATAAATACCGTTATAAATATCAACTCTTGGACAAGAACCGCAACCGAAGTTTATGAATGGAGCACAGCAATCGCTTACTCCGAAGAAAGCACCACAATTAGATATTCCCCATTCTGAGGTTTGAGAATAAATATTTGTTAGCACAGCTTTCCCATCATTTTGCTTAAAGTCAAAGTTTGAACAGGCATTACCCATTTTGAATGTGCTACCATAGCCATAACCAACTTCAAAATTGAAACCACCTCCACAACTACCACCACAGGTATCAGTTGAGTTGAATGTCCAAGCATAACGGTCAGTATATTGGTCGTTGATTTGTAATTTTTGATTAAATCCACCGAAATCACAACCCAAAAGATTCAAATTTTTACATCCGTCATACTCAAAATAATTCACACTATTGCATTGGCCACCATCACAGAAACCACCAAAACCATCAGAGTATTGAATAGAATATTGACAACCAGAAGCTGTGCCAGAACCACCACCACCTGTATCCCAAATAGCAACACCTGATGTTGCATCGTATTTAATAACTTGGCCGTCAGAAGTTGGGGCACACGCAGGCAAATAATAAGCATGGTTTATTCTGACGTTGTCTGGATGGTCTGAACACCAATCAATCGCCCATTGGTAGTATGAATTAGCAATACTAAAACTACAACCAAAGCCCATGTTTATACCATCATTATTGTCATCTACTGTTATACAAGAACCACAAGAAGAAATCGTAGCAGAAGAACATGTCATATACATGCACATGTTCGAACCGTAACCCATAGCCCAAACTGCCTGTGGGTTTTCTTGGTCCCACCATCCAAAGTAAACACGCTCACATGAACAAGAATCACAGAAAGCTAATTGATGTCCGTCAGTATTGTAATCAAGATGTGTAATACATGTGGTGAGTGGAACACCTAATTCCATAGCAGCACAATAATAGTTGAAATCTAAGCAAGCTCCGAAAGCTCCAGTACCATCTAGATTGAATTGAATATTGTTGCATACTCCTGCCGCACTTGCACCACCACCACCAGCCGCCTTTGGATAATAAGTGTTGGTCGAAGAACAGAAAGTTAAAACGTCTCCATCTTGTCGTGGATTATCTCCTGGTACAGACGTATCAGGTCTTGCCCAAAAATCTATACATACTTGAGGATTAGTACATGTACTATTGTAATAGCTATCACAAGTGCTAAAGAATCCTGTACAAACATCATCTTGACCCCAACAAGTTAATGTGCAGTATGTATTGTTATATAATTCGTAAGAAACGTCATTACAATTTTGAATTAAACGGACACTTCTATCGTGAATAACTTCTCCATCATTGAAGACCTTTGGCGAAAGATATGGTAGACAGTCTGACGGTGTATCACAATTGTCCCAGAAATTAGAGCCAGAAGTGTTTGGTGCGGCATAATAATTACCAAAAGAATCACGAACTAAAACGTCTCCAGCAGAAGGACCTGTTCCATCAGAATGATACCCAGGATATAAACAAGAAGGAACATTATTACAACCATCCAAAATTTCTAAACCGTATTTACCATTAGAGTCAAATGCCGAGCAAAGTTGAGTAACGCAGTTTGAACCTAGTCCTAAGGTTGTAAGACACTCCAAGCAGTATAGGCAAGCATCCTCTGTAGCTGTCCAAGGAGTCTGTCCTGTTATATCAGATAACATCGCAAAAGTTCCATCCTTGTCTGGGAAAGAAAAAAATCTAGCTGTTGTGATTAGAGAGTTGTCAAATAATGCTGGGTTATCATGATTAGCGGTATAGATACCAACATGGCCATCTAAACCACTTCCATTACCTTTACCTGGGGCTAATTGTACATAACCTCCGTCCGTATCAACAGTCGAAGAATCACAAGCAAAAATATCAATATATCCAGCATCTCCAGTTGATTCGATTGTCAAGGTTCCGTCAGTGGTTATAGTGGGAGAATTAACTTCTATTGCTGAAATAGTTCCTACGTTGTCAATATCTTGAGCTGTGGCATCATTTCCAATTGTCAGAACTTGAGATAGATTTTGAGTACCAGAACCATTAATTCCAGAGAATCCACTAAAACCTGAGTAGCCTGAGATGCCGTCTTGTCCTGAATAGCCAGAGTAACCAGAGACACCATCAGTACCGCTATAACCAGAATAACCAGATGCTCCGTTGGAACCATTTGTACCTGAATAACCACTGTAGCCACTGTAGCCAGAATAGCCTGAGTAGCCACTAATGCCACTACCACCACTACCTCCTCCTCCAGTAACTAAAAGTCTGTGTGTAATAGGGTCAGCATAAACCAAAGTAGGAGTTACACCATCACCTGATGAAACCGCTATTAAGGTTGATACTCCATTTTCGTCTTTTTTTGCATTTTCCGTTGCCATATTTTTATGTTATGAATTTTGAACTAATAAATTACCTGAATTGTCGGCGTACACTGCGACTGGTGTAATGCCATCAACACTTGAAACTGCCATCAAACATGGGACACTGTTTTCATCTCTCTTTGCAATCGTTGAACCATAATCTGTTCCTGTTGTACCATCTGAAACTGACAATCTATGAGTCGAAGGGTCCACTGAAACACGTTGAATTGTTACACCATCAGTATTTAGCACGCTGATTAGTGTTGAAACATCATTTTGGTCTTTTTTTGCATTGTTTGACATGTTTTTATGTTGATTATATACTTATACTATGACTATTCTTATCGGCTTCGTGATTATCTATCTCATCTTTTCCTACCTCTGTAAACTTTTTTTTGGTGAGCATTTTAGTCATTCTGAAATTGATAACCATTATTTCTGATTAGCTTTTTGAGCCAATGCTCCAATTGCTCCTTTAACCACTCTCTTTCCTGTACCTTTTAGTGGTTTTTTTCCTACTTCCTTGCTTGTTCTATCTAAAATACCTTTCGAGACTCCTGCCAATTTTTTACCTACAAACCCACCGCCTTCTCGACCTATATAAGCTCCAGCCAGAGGAATACCAGTTGCGTTTCCAAGCATTTCACCTCCAACTGTGGCTGTATCTTTTATCAATCCACCAACTAGACCTGTTTTAACTGGTTTTCCTTCGATATGGTCCAGCATGTCCTGAGCCTTGATAAGTCTGGCCATTTTTGCGTTTATAGCGTTGACATCAGGCAATCCCAAGGCCTTTGCTCCTTCTTCAACACTCTTCTGTAGGGCACTTCGAACAACTTTATCTGTACTATAAGTAGGAGAATTAAATCCAGCCTCACTAATGTTCCGAGAAACAATTCTTTTGGCTTCATTCATCTGTTTAAGAGATGGATAATCACCATATTTAGCTTTTAACCTTTCGAAATATTTTTCTATTGGTGCTGGGTCTTTTAATTGTTCTATCGCATCACTAACTGCTTGCTTTTTATAATCTTCAAGAGGTATTCTATCTGCAATTCTAGAAGTATTGGCCTTGTCCAAAGCTGGCTGTAATTCGTTATCTTCTATATGAGAAATTTGTTCGCTAAGTTTAGATGAGGCCTCTTTGGTTGTATATTTACCACCTTCGATATCAGGGATGGCACGTTCGTCAATCAAAGTTTTTATTTCATCAGCTCCACCTCTTTCTAGAGCCTTTCTACCTCCAACTGTTCTAGAAACAGTGGCCGTTAAGTCTTTTGTAGCCGCTTTTTCCGCAACATTTTTTAGAGCTAAACTAGCACCGTCAAGAGCCAAGTTTTTAACCACGCCTAGACCTTTTAGAATAGGAATTGCTGTAATAATATTAAATCCAGCCTCAATATCTTTTGATAATTCAGGGTGGTCCTGTCCAAATTTTTGTAATGAACTAATAATAGATTTTCCTGTGTCAGTTTGAGCTAAAGAGCTTATTCCACTACCAATTACTCCTTCTATAGCCTTCACGCCTGGGATTAGTTCAAGTCCTTTGTTAACAACATCCCCTATACCACCAGCGATAGCACCAGCAGTTTGAAGTACTCCAGAAACAGGGTTTATTTTGCCTGAAATGGTGTCTGAAATAGCGGTTGAGGCATCATTCACTCTTCCACCCAATTGACCCCCCAAGCTCGAATCTGGGGCTTTTGTAGTGTCTGTAGCACCTGAAGTATTTATAGTGAATGGACTACCTCCTCCAGTTGGTTGAGAAAAAGGTTTTGGATTATAAGTTGGACTCTGTGAACTTCCTTGTTGTTTCATTTGTTGATATTGAGTAGCAACATTTCTCGCATAGGTGGCTGTATCATAAGAAACACCATGTTCATTGATTCCCTTATTACCTTCGATATATGCATTTGGTTTGCCTTGGCCTGCGTTCCACATAGAGGCAATTTCGCCTATATTATGGCCAGAGTCCTTCCATTTTTTAATTCTGGTGTAGGCAACTTGATTCTGTTCTTCAGGTGTAGCCTCGGACAAAGATTTATTGACTCCTGCTTCTTTAGCGTAATTATTCCAAGTTGGTTCTGTAAATTGGTATGCACCATACTCACCAGATTTTCCTTTCGCTTGAAAATTACCACCACTCTCTGTTTGGCGAATGGCCTTAGCTAAGTTTACTGCATCAGGGTCTAATTGTGTTTGGTCTTGCATGTTATTTTTTATTTACCAAGAAAATAGTCCTCCAGTCGAACCTGAAGTATTTCCTGTTCCAATTGTCTGTGTACCTGCGATTTTGGCTTCGGCGGCAGAGTCTAAAGACCTCATGACATCCATGATTGTTGTACCTTTAGCTGTAGCGTCTAACATACTTGCAGCAATACCTCTAGTTGTGTCAGTTGCTGAACCACCTGGAGGTGTCAAGATTTGGGAATAAGTATTAGCGATATCGTTAACGTAGTTAGAAAGAATCTTGTAACCAGGGCTACTTACATTCGCTGCTATCTTTTGGATACCAATGTTTGCTAAATTCAAATCACTTGGGTTAAGACCTAATTGAGTGATTAAATCGTTTAGTTGAGACTGTAGATTTTTACCTTGTTGTAGAGCTGATTTGTAACCCTCTACTTGAGTTGCTTGAGCACCCTGTACACCAGCTTGAGCTTCTAGAGTAGTAGGATTACCACCTTGAGCGATAATCGCACTGTTTAGATAGTTATTAGCAGAAGAACCAGCATAACTCATGGCACTTCGAGCGTCAGCCAAAGAGATTTGATGATTGATAACAGCCTTTGCATAATTTGTTGCATCAGTTTGTGGGTTAAAGGTGGGAGCAAAGGAGGAATTTGTTGTACCAGCACCACCAGCAACACCAGGAGCTGTGAATGATTTGGTGGTAGGGTCGAATACGAATGGAAAGTTACTTGAAGGTTGAGTCAAGGAACCAGCAGTACCAAGAGCACCAATGTTTTGACCTTGCTGTGTTGTACCTAAACTACCAGCATTTGTCGCTGCCGTTATCTGTTGACCTTGACCAGTAAGAGCAAGAGTACCTGCTTCATTACCTGCCGTTATTTGTTGACCTTGTTGATTTAAAGCATTAGTTACGCCAGTCGCAAGAGCTTGTTCCTCTTTACCAAATGTTTGTCCCAATAGTCCAGCTCGTCCAGAGGCGACATCGGCGGCCACGTTTGGATTAAACTGTGCGGCAATCATGTAAGGATTATCTTTTTGAAACTTTAATAGGTTTGCATTAGCATCATTTACAGCTTGAGTTCCCTTATCAGCGATATTTTGTAATCCTGTACCTGCGGCAGTTGCAGCAGGATTTGGATTCATAACAATTCCACCAAGTCTTCTAGATGACTCTTCAACTATAGGATTATTGTTTCCTCCTTGTCCTGTGGTTATTAAACCAGAAGTTACTTGGCCAAAAGGTGTTTTTGGAGTTGTATCACTAGGCACAGTTGGAGTGGTTTCCTTTACAGGAGCATGATATACAGCAGTATGAGTGCCGTCAGGAGCAGTCGTGATTGATTTTAGAGGAGTAGAAGGATTGCTGAACATCGCCAATGTTTTCTCGTATTGAGATTGTTGAGATGGTGTAAATCCACCAGAATTTGACACTCCTGAAGGAACGACTGATGCTTTTGGAGCATTAGGGTCGGTTGCAATTGTATTTAATGCTTTTCCATAAGGTGAACCAGCCTTGTTTAAAGAAGAACGATAATCAATATTACCACCCAAAAAAGATGGAATCTTCATTGGATTGTTTGGTGTAGCTCCTTGTAATGTAAATGCGTTTGCCATAATGTTTTGTTTATAAAAATTAATAAATTAACCTTGCCAAAATAAATTGGGATTTAAGTAACTTGCTTTCCTTGCTAAATTGACACTCGTTGTCTTACTACCTGCGTAATCGGCCAACATCTCTAACTTCGCATCGTAATTCCTTTGGTACTCATCTCTCTTTCCACGATTGTCTACAATAGAAGTGTAGTAATAAACCAGAGCTTTCCAGAGCAACATATCGTGAAAATCTTCCATAATAATCGGCATCTGACCCATGATGTAGTTTCCACCGACAATGGTAGAACCTTGATATGGACTATATAGGGTAATGCCAGTTGTGGAGTTTACACTTGCTACTTGATACCAAAGATTATCCCCTGTAGGTTGTGTAAATTGAATCCAGCGACTTTCATTTTGAGAGTTAACTGTCGGTGTAAATGTCGTTCCAGAACCAGTAACGGCTGTAGCTCCATTAGCTATGCTTACAGTACCAGTTGAATAGTCAGCGAGACTTAAATCTGGAATACGGAATTTATAGTTAAACTTAATCGTGTTTCCAGTCGTTGAGGGAATCGGCCAGATACCAATTTGGCCATTATGGTCTCCTCCTGGGTAAATAAAGAAGTTAGCTGGAATATCAGCGTAGTATGGGAAGACATTTAATTTATCCCACTCTTCACGAGTTAGAATCTCGGTAGGAGTCCATTGTAAATTTCCGACAGTGATGGTCAAAGTCTTTAATTTAGAATAGTTTGGTGGCATTTTATAGAATTGTTGTTGGGCCACAGTGGTTTGACTATATGTTCCTTCATTACTGAAATATTTCTGTAACAAATATCTTTGCTCAATATTCATTAACTGAGCACCCAAGGTCAAGTTATCTGCTGTTGAGTTTAGAGCTAGTTTTCCGAAAGTGGTTTGTAATTGTGTGAATGAAATCATATATTTTTATTAAATTACTAAATAATTACCAGTTATTTCCCAACCTGAGGCTAAAGTTGTTTGAAAAGTTACCGACTTACTATCAAAAGATACAATGGTTACGCTCACTATTGTTGTACCTGAAGAATCCTGAACTAAGGCGATAGCAGCATCTGAAGTTGTTACTCTATTATTTCCTAAACTTCCTGAATCTACATACATCGCATTTGAAACTTGGACTAGAGATTGTCTTGCTCCTGGAGAAAAAGTCGAACCAGAACCAGTAAACAAATAACTTGCTCCCAATTGAGCATTACCATTAATTATTGCTCTTTTATTAGCTGAACCACCGCTTGCATTATTGGCTGCATACCCTACAAAAATTACACTGGTAGGAGAGGCAGTAACACTAAGAGTAAAAGTTTCACTCACAATAGACTCTATAAAAGCATTTCCTTTGACACTAGAAACTATATTTGATTGAGGAATTCTTAGATTATCGTTTCCATTATGGGTATGAGGAGGTATCAAAGGAGCACCAGAACGATAATTCCTTACCATTTCTTCTCTTACTATTTGTCTGATTTGTTCTTCATTCATGGCTTTATTTTGCTACGATATGTAATCTAATTTCTCTCAATGGTATAAAGGAACTTCCTGATGCAGCACATTTGAATTCGACCAAGAACTGAACCCACTGTGAATTTGTAATGTCTGATTGGAAATAATTTGAAAGCACCTCAGTTGCAGTAGTGCCTATGGTCTTGTAATTAGCCGTTAAGCTTAGACGATACGAAAGTCTTATTTGGTCGCCTGAAGCCATTGGCCTATCAAGTTTAAATTCAATGTTTCCAAAGGTTTCATTTTCTAGGAATGTACCAGTTGGAATTATGTCGGTTTCAATAACTGGCTCAAAGTTTTGCCACAAAGTAGTATTGTTGTAGTCAATTCCACCAGTCGCACTGGTTCCTGAACCCCATGCACTGTAATAACTATCAGCTCCAGTTGCTGAAGGTTCGTTATCAATCAATAAACCAGTTGAAACAGAAGTAGTTGGAGCTAAACCGAAGGAATTTTGAGCTTCCATAACTAAACCTGTTGCACTCTCTTGTTGTAAGAAAGTTGAGGAAACCGCTAAACTAAACACTCCTGACAGTATTTTTGTACCAGAAGTTGAAGTCGCTACAGCTTGAAAATATAAGCGTGAACGATGAAACATTAATCCACCCCAAGACCAAACAGGGTCAATAATCCCTGCGATAAAATCAGGCATCTTATACAAAAGTTGAGCTGAGTAACCGTTCGAAACATAAATGTTTCCTTTCTGACCAGCGAGAATATAGATATTATTTAAAATGTTTATGATAGATGAAATTGTTTCTCCGACAGGAGCAGGAGCTTGAGGAGTGGCTGAAACATAGTCCCAAACATAAATGTCTTTCTGGCCAGCAATAATTTGACTACTCTTTAAGTCAGTTATATCTACCACAGTGTCATTTGGTTGGAGCAATTCAGTTACAGCGTAATCTAAGATGAAGGTATTTACATCAGCAGGATTAAATACATTATTTAAGTTTTGAGCAAGAATTCTACCAACAGCTCTCCCATTAGCAAAATATAAGTTTCCGTCCACCTTCGATACCCAAGTTTTGTAGGTGGTAGCGGTCGGATTTAATAATTGTATTAACCAACCAGTTGTTTGGTATGTTGGTACTATGACTGGAGAAAGTAACGAAACTGCGGCAGAACCGTTTGTGAACGAAGCAAGAATATTGTTTCCTGCTACTCCTGAAATATTATAAGTACCATTTGGACCTTGCCAAGTATTACTGATACTTCTGCCTGCTGGGTCTGTGTAAGACTGGAGATAAATAGTCGTTGCTCCCAAATTTAAACCAGTAGCACTATTACTTATAAAAGAAAAATTGGTGCAGTTTCCATAGGGGACTGGAGTTGAAGTATCAACTATGGTGTGAGTACCAGTACCAGCAGATGTGATACTAATAGCAACAGTAACTGTACTTGAAGCATTACTTGATAATCCTCCAGTCCAGCTTACTGCCGAACTTCCATTCGTCAGTGTTACAAGACGAACATCTCCATTACTAAAAATAATGTCATACGAACCAGTCGCCTCTCCCCAAGCGAAGGCTAAATTAGTTGATGTGGCACCAGATGAAACGGTTCCAAGTAAAGGTAAGGATAAATCCCCATAAGAAATAGAAACTAGAAAATAACCATTGTTAGGACTACCAATTGGATAAAGAGAAGCCACATAATAGGTGGTACTAGTTGCTAGACCAGCAGGTAAGGTACCAGTTGTGGTAAAAGTAACAGGGTCTCCAATTTTCAGTTGCACAGGATATTGGACACTTGTATTACTCAATCTTAAATAAGAAGGATTTGTTCCACCACCAGTAACGCCAGTAATCTCTTGGCTTCGTGTAGCACTACCATTTGTAATATTCCAATTAGTCGAGATGATGCCAGCATCACCAGTACCATCACCACAAATTTCAACCAGGCCACCACCAAATACAAATAAATAGTTATTCCAATACGCCAATCCTCCACTACCAGAGCCTATACGTCCTGAACCATTAGCTAATTTAGCAAAGGTTGTACTATTAACTGCACTTTGCTTAAAAATCTGACCTGTGTGGTCGAGTATGTAAATCAATCCTGTTGGTGAAATAGCACTGTAGAGAGGTTCTCCTAAAGTACCACCAGTAATAGTTGAAGCTTGGCGAGCATAGTTTACATAAGCAACGCCTGGGTAATACGCAGTACAAAGATTGCGAATATTGGCAATTCCTTGATATGGAGAAACAGCAATACCCTTCTCCCATCCGTCTATGACGAGGTCTCGGTTTCCACTTGCTGTTTTTTCATATCTATATGCCATATTTTAATTTTAAGCTGTTGCCTCCCATAATATTTGAGCTGTTGTATCAGAAGATAAGCTACCTGTCTTTGTCCAAACTAAAGTAATATTTGTAGCGTCAAAAGTAGCAACTGCAACTTGACTTCCTCCAGCATCGGCAAAGACTATTGCATTTGTTGTGTCAGAATTAGTCGTATGGCTTGTACCAGATGTAGAGCCATAATAATAAACGGTGTTAGTATTTGTTCCATTGTATGTGCCAGTAGAACCACCGATAATGTTTGTGGAAGAGTTCACTAAAGTAAACTTCGCTAATTTTGGCGTTTTACCTAGGCCATGAGCAATAGTTACAGTGTTACTTGCAGTACCTGGATTACGACTGGTAATACCTTGTGTAAATGAATTCAAATCACTTGTCAAAGCCAGAGTTCCAGTTGTGTTTGGAAAAGTAAAAGTTTTATTAGAAGAAGCAATTTGGTTTAGTTCGAGTGAAGCGTAATAAGTCGCTGAATTTGATTTCTTTAGTATTAAAGAACCTTCTGACCCAGAACCAGTTTTGTCTCCAGGAGATAAGATTACAGAACCTCCATTAGAGTTTCCAGATGTAGCATTTCCACCATAGACTACTGCACCACCACCAGCACCACTTGTTGCACCGCCAGGACCACCATATACTCCTGCCGCACCTCCTATTCCTGTTGCTCCTGCCGCACCTCCAGCCACATAAGCCTGACCTCCGTTACCTGAACCTAAGCCAGCACCACCATAATTATAAGCATCTCCACCGTTAGCATTGTTAGAAGAAGTATTTCCACCTTTTAGTTGGATACTGGTAGAAGTTGAAGCTGATGGAGTGGTAATAACAACGGCATTACCTGAAATATCACCTACTGTAATTGCACTATCCTGAATTATTTTACCAGTTGTATTATCATATCTTGCTATAGCATTGTCAGTTGCACTAGCAGGTCCTGTAACATCACCTGTACCGCTAGAGCCTGAGAATCCAGAGATACCAGAGTAACCTGAGTAACCAGAGAATCCACTTGTACCTATAGAACCTACAGCACCAGAATAGCCTGAGAATCCAGAGATACCACTAAAGCCACTGTAGCCTGAAAAGCCAGAAGCTCCTGGGTTAGCACCTGAATAACCAGATGTACCTGAATAACCACTGATACCTGAATAGCCACTAAAACCTGAAATACCTTGTGGACCAGTTCCAGAATAACCAGAAAAGCCACTATAACCACTAATGCCACTAAAACCTGAGTAGCCTGAGATGCCTGATGCTCCTGGGGCACTGTCAGTAATTAAACGGTGTGTAATAGGGTCAGCATATAAAGTAACTATTGTGCCATCGCCTGTGTTAGATAAGGCGGTAAGGGAGGCTCTCGAATTTTGGTCTATTCCTGCGTTCATATTTAATTTGAATTAACTAATAATTTTCCATCGCTGGTTGCATAAACTTCGACTAAGTCTCCTGAACCATCTGATGATTCTGCTAAAAATACTGGGACTGAATTTTCGTCTAGGTAAGCGATACCACCATTGTTTCCATTGTCCGAACCTGTCGTATTATCGTCCACACAAATACCGTTATTTACAGGATTGGCCACAATAGGAATAATCGTAGAACCGTCATCTTGTGAGATGCCAATTAAAGTTGTTCTATTATTTTCGTCTCTTGATGCGTTGCTCATTTCTTTCTTGAGTATTAATTCTATCTTCTAGTTGTTTAGTTGCTTTCTCTAAGTTCTTCTTATAATTTTCAAGTCTGTCTTTTTCGATTGAGTTCTCTCTTTCAGCTACGGCCACTTCAGCTTCTCGCTTTAATAGAGCATCATTTTGTTCTTCCGCATACTTATCTAGTCTAGCCTTGTCTTCAAGAGCCTTAACCTTGATTTTCTCAGTTTCTTCCGCATCAAGTTCAGCTCTATCGTAGACCTTAATAAGTTCACGCTCTCTCGCATTTATTCTAGCTAAGGTAGTTTTAGAGGCTTGGTATTTTTCCTCGGCCTTTGCTTCTTTTTCAGCAATCTTTTCTAAACCTTTCTTAACTAACTCTTTGTCGAATAGCACACCCTTTTTAGCTTGTTCGAGTTGACTCCATTCAGCATCTAAAGGTACAAGTAATTTCTTTCGTCTGTCCTCTAAGGTGATGACGATTCTTTCTCTATCAGCTATTTCATCCAGAAGGAACTTAGTTCTCTTCTGTAGTTCAGCTTCCATACCATTGAGAAAGTCGGCCTGTTGTTTTTCTAAACTAGCAAGCGTTTGGCGTAGAATATCTACTTTTCGAGCAATCGCCATCCCCTCGTCTATTTGGGATTTTCTTTGCTCTGCAAGTTCATTAACTAAGACCGATTTCTTCAACAGTTTCATAATTTATTTTATATTGCGGAATCTGGCATTTTTCCTCTGGTCTCTACAGGTTCGTCCTTGAAGACCTCTGCTAGATTCTCATTATCTTTAACCGCCTTTGAAGCTTTATAGCGAGTATTGTCTTTCTTACCCTCTCTCACAGTCGCTCTCGACTCTGGTAGTGGTTTTAGACATTCCTCAATCATTGGCTCAAGAATCTTTTCATCAAAGATTGGTGGCATACCGCCAGCAGATTTATTTCCTTGTTTAACCAAGTCTTTATAAATCTTACCTTTGTAGAACTCACGAGATGCAAGCTTGTAAGCAAACATCTTTCTTATTTCCTGAACATTCAATGCACTTTCATCAGGGATAATTAAAGGAACTGTTTTACCTGCTGGGAATGTATATTCTTTATTGTTCCAGAAGGCTACGAAATCTTCGTCTGTTACGTTAGTGAATCTGAATACTCCGTCAAAATCTTTTGCTAATATTTCCATATTTTTGTCAGTTTCAGGCACTGATGGGCCGATTAATTTATAATCTTTATCGGACCATGTCATCCCTCATAAAAGGGATGACTGGACCGACAAAGTCGGTTAAATCTACTAGAGTTGCAGAGTAATTATCTGAGCTTTAGTAGTTTCACCAGCGACAGTAGATGTACCCACACGATTACGAGTAGCGGCAACGTAGGTAACAACGGCACCTGCGACAGAAGAAGATGGCATAACATCTAATCCGATAGCAGTACCACTATCATTCAAGACAGCAACTGGACCCTTTGTTTGGATATATCCGTAAGAAAGGACAGTAGTTGATGTTGCAGGAATAGGATAGATGGTTGCACCGATGGTAGCACCAGTAGCAGTTGTAGGTGATACAACGACTCCGCTTGTAGCGTAGGTTGCACCATTTGAACTACCATAAGGATTCAAAGTCAAAGAAACTTTAGAATCAGCAACGGCAGTAGCAACTGATAGAGCATCTTCAAGAGTCAAGACAACAGTACCAGAGGTAGTTGCTTGAGCAGGATGAGAAGCGATGCGTAGAGTTTGGCCTTTACCAGTACCTGCTGAAACAACAGCATAACCACCAGCGTATTGGTTTGCAGTAACCGCAGTACCACCTAGGGTAACAGTGATTTGAGTTGCACCAATAGCAGCAGTAGCACAAGTAAGACCTGTGTGGTTAGCACCGATTGAAGCAGGGCTTTGTACAAGCACACCTGAAACAAGAGCAGTACCACCGTTTTGAACAATAACAAATTCTCGGCCATCAGCAGCTAAGAACTTTGCTCCGACTAAGGTTGCAAGAGAAGCATCAGTTGAAGTGTTGCCGCCATTGATACCGAAGAGAGCGAACGGAGAACTTTTAAAATCTGAAAGATAGGACATTATTTTTATTGATTAGGTTAATAAATTAAGCCGCAGTGGTAAAGTTTGTCCATGTAGTACTACCGTCAGTATTTATATACATTCTGGTAGTAGTAGTGGTCGCAGTAGTGTTAATGTACAACGAACCCTTGGTTGCTTGTATTCCAGTTGGAGCACCAGAACCAGTGATGATTGTAATTCCTAAAGCGATTGGAATGGGAGAATAGGTTTTTAAATCTTGAGCCATTTTATTTTAAGGTTAGGCTGATAAGACTAGATTCCAGTTACTCCAGTTAATTTACCGTTACGGAATGGGTCAGTACAGATTAATTGACCACCCATAATCATGAAGCCGTTTACTGCTCCTTGGTTATAAGCCTTAATCCAATTTGTCCATGTGAAGGCCTTAGTAGCGTTAGCTGGGTTGTAAGCGTAGATGTTACCCTTGATTTGCTTGTCTTCAAGAGAAACAGCTTCACCTTCCCACCAGTTAAGACCGTAGAATTTTAAGTAATCTAGATTCAAAAGATAGAATACACCAGTGGTACATTTCTTATCTTTGTAAACTGTTAGACCATCCCAAATCATACCCTTTGATTTGTAACCAGTACCAGCATCCATGTTTTGGAAGTCTGAGTAGGTGTTTCTTTGGAAAGGTTGTAGCAATTGTTCGAAGTAAGCCCAAGTGGTGTAATCAGTGTAAGCAAAGGTTGGAGCTACACGACCATCAGTGATGGAGTTAGCTAATTGACGAACCTTTAACAAAGAGATAGTACCACCTGATGCGGTAACAGTAGCGTTCAAACCTGAGTAGGTAGCTCGTGAAAGTCCACCGTAAGTTGAAGCAACAGAACCGTCATCAACGATGTTTCCTAGACCTGCTGGGGCTTTACCACCGAAGGCAGTACCGTCAGCTTGGAAGAAGTTACCGATGTCATCAGCACCGTCTTGTGCACGAGACTTCATCATAGTTTTCATAAGATTTAGTCTTTGCATAGGGGTCTTGTTGACTGACAAATCTGAACCTGCAAGAGCTACGTTAGTAGCAGTGAATGTAGGGTAGAAAGTCATGTTAACAGTAACTGGTTGTTGTGAAGTTGGAAGTTGGTCGAAACCATTAAACGCAACAGTCGCAACACCCTTTTGATATTTGATAGGGAACAACATTTGTGAACCGTCCCATTTCTCAGTGTTTCCCAAGATTTCACCGAAGAAGAAGTTATCACGCAATACTTGGTCAACCCAAGCTGGTGCGAGATATTGGTTCGTAGTTGTCTGAATATTTATTGATGGAGGCATTATTTTATAAAGTTATCTAATAAATTAAGTGAATAAATTCTTCTTACCCAAGCTTTGAAAAAAGCTTGTCAACCGCTTTCCAAGACCTATCGCCTGTAGGTGTTACATTTGATGCGTCTCCTGAACGTGCCATAGAGCGAGAAGATAACTCTTTAGCTCGGTTGTTGGTCTCTGGTTTCTGTCTATCCTTGAATACCTTGTAGGTCTCCTGAAGGTCTGGAAACTGAGTAACCTGTCCGTCCTCATCCTTTGGGGAAACTCGCTTGATGAAATCTATGAACTCGCCTCTTTCTTTCTTGGCTTGTGGTGTGTTTGATGTTAAGTCAACATCGAACTCATCCTCAATACTTTCGAATCCATTGGCTAATTCTTTCTGAGCTTGTACTTCAGCTTGTCTTTCCTCGTCAGCCTGAGCTTGGAGTTGAGCAAGGGCTTTTTGAGCACCTTTCTCTTCTAGACCGCTAAAGACTTTAACACCATCCTTAATCGCAGCGACTTTCTCAGGTGTATCATTACCGATGATTCTTGTTAGAAAACCAGTAACCTCGTCTACTTCATCACTCTTTGTCTCCTTTACGAATGTTTGTGTTTCAGTTGGTTTTATCTCGCCGATACGTTTTTCAACCTCTCGCTTGATAAACTTCTGAATTTTAGGGTCTTCATGGAAAGGAACTTTTTCATCCTTCTTATCCTTGTCTTCCCCTACAACTGTTACCTCTTCTTTTTTAAAAGGGTCAGTTGGTTCAGCAGTAAATGGGTCGTCTTTCGATTCACCACTAATGCTCTTTAAAAACTCGTCTACTTCGTTTGCCATAAAATTTTTTGCAAGTTGTTTCAGGGACAATCAGGAAACCCTTTGATATGATTAAACGATACCATCTGATTTTCCTTACGGAGGGTTCAAACAGTGAGACCCATAACTACTATTTCATTTTGTCTAGAGCCTTAGACTTAGGACCAGGGTATCTGTCTCCCTTATCTTTATAGGCTTGTCCTATTTTTACTTGATGTCTTTTAAAAGATTTAACGGAAGGGTCTTTTTTTAGTCTTTTTGCCTCTTCAAAAATGTTGTGTAACTTGTCGTTATATCTCTGTGCACCAGTCTTATAGTTTGCCATTTTATTTCTTTGCTTTCTCTAATGCTTTTTCTATGCTTCGACCTTTTTTTGTTTCCTTTGAACCTTTCATAGCTCCAATTTTATTCATTGTCCCAAAGACGGCATGTTCTCGTTTCTTCTTTGGTAATTTTGCGTATTCCTTTTCTAATTTCTCTTCTAGTATCTTTGGCATGTTATTTATTGTAGTTACTTGTTCCTTGTTCTCTCATTATTTTTGAATGTTGCTTCGATGTAACTGTTTTTCTTGGTAAGTTATCTTTCATTCCCTCTAAGGCTTTGGATTTAGCAGTTAATTTCTTAATACCTGCTTTACTTCCATGATAAGAAGTTTTTTTGCTTCCCACATCTTCAACACTGTAAGCAAAATCTTTGTGAGCTTTTTTTCCTAATTGTACTTTTAACATTTTATTTGGTATTTTAATTTTATAATCTCTTTCTATTTTTTCCTTTCGTAATCTAGGATATTCTTTTGCAAAGTCTTTCATTATTTTGGTAGAGGTACTTGGCTAAGTGATGCGTTCGCTGGTCCTGCTCCTAAACTTGGTGGTGGACTTCCTGGTAATTCTCCTGGCTGTCCTCCGACCTGTGGATTAGCACTATCAGGAGCTGGTTGAGATTCTGGGAAGAATGTTTGCATATAAAGTTGTGGATTAGTTACCCACATAGCTACTTGTTTAGCTGTCTCCATTGGGTCTGCATAATTCAATTTTTTAAATAGAGTGATTGGGTCCAAAGCTTTCTGTTGCCATAATTCAATAGCCATGTTCTGCTCTGTAATCTCGTCCTTTGGTTGCATTGAGTTAGGAGAGACAGAGACAACGAAACGGCGAGTCAAATCGCTATTAACGATTGAGACATATTCAACGGCTCGGCCACTTCCCATGACTGCACCGTAGTGAGGGACATCATAGAACACACAGTAAAGTTGTAACCACCAGTTAAAGATGTTATCAGCGACTTGTTCAAGAGCATCACCAATACCACCACCGATACGGCTAGAGTCATGGCTTTGATTCAAAATCATGCCACGAGCAGTAGTATCTTCATTCTGAGGTTGAGCAGTTAGGCCTTGAGTACCAAAGACAGTTCGAAGAGTGTCTTTATCAATTTGTTGTGCATCCAAGATTCCAGCAGGTAGTGGAGAAGCAGGTAGTCTTTGAATACCAGCATTGATGTCCGCAGGAGCTAGAATAGGGTCGCCATCTTCAACGGCTTGTGCGGCCTCACGAGCATTTTCAGAAGTCCAACCATGCAATTGAGACAACACCAAAGAGTTATTGGCAGTCTTCAAGTTACGGCTAATCTGGTCATCTCGGTCAGTAATACGGTCCTGATTTGGAATACTTTGTTCGATTAAGTTAGTAACGTCATGTGGTCTTTCTTGTAGGGAGAATACAGATAGGAAAGTATAAGGCATCTTTGGTGTAGCAAAGTGGTTAATGCCTGGGGTCGCTGTCTCGCCTTCTACTGGCTTAGCTTCGTAGTTGAAGTATTCATTCTTGTGTTTATCTAAAACAACATCAGCAAAAGTAGTGAAACAATAATCATCATTCCACCATTCAGTGCGGACACAATTTGTACCTAGTTTGCCATCAACTTTAATGAAGATGTAATCTTTATGTTTAGGAAATAGTTCGATAAGTTTCTCGGCTGAACACTCGATTCTTTCACCTAAGAATTGACCAACGAAATCTCCGTACTCATTAACATATCCATCTGGGTCAAAGACAAAGTTTTGTGGCTTGCGTAAATCAAGAGTAATATCTTTAATCTTTTCATTCCAACCATGCTTAATGACACCAGTAAAATAAATAGACCAGTGGCGAACCATCACTCCTAATTTCTTTCTTAGACACAAAACATCAGCATGGTACTGAAGCATTGTCTTAATATCATTTGAGGCTGACTTACCTTCATCAGTATTGTCGCTCCACACAACTGGTTCAGGATTCTTTGAAAGAGCTTGAGGGATAAATGTTTCCTCTGCTTCGAAGATTAAGTTAGAAGCAATTACCGCTTCTCCATTCCCTGGTGTATTGCGTTGCTTACCGACATAGTAGAGTTTGTTTTTTTCTTGGCGTGGTTTTATCTTTGGATAGTAACCATTGTGTTTAGATTCATATTCCTCTTTGAGGTTTAACAATTCCTCATCATTCATCGGAAGGTCAAGAACATCTATCTCTTCACCTTCTGGACCTTCTTGCATTGTAGCGTTCTCATTGGTTTTGTTTATACCACTGGAAATAAGATTCTCAACACCTAAAATATTTACTGCAAATGGGTCTTGGTCTGGCATTATTTTTTTATATAAAAATTGGCGGGTGCAAAAAATATTTGCACTCGCCTGATGTACAGGTTATGAGTTTATTAAAACTAACTTAGATATTATACGCCTACTAAAAAATAGTGTCAAATAGATTAACCTGTGGATAACTTTTTGTTGCGAATTGCAAAGGAATCGAACCTTTCAAATCAGCTTTTGGAGAGCCAATCGTTCCCAGAACGCAACTCATCTTGTTTCAGAGCAAGGATTCGAACCTCAATTCCTCGCTTCAAAGGCGAGTATCCTACCATTAGATGACTCTGAAATATTTATCTTTTAAATATCATCTCTTCTTTAATCACATTCTGTAACTCCCCATGAGCGAAGTTTAAGGTCGCCTTACCAAATTGCATATTGAACACTCCATTCTTATCAAGCGAATCAAAGACGGCATAGTACTTCTGGAAAAGAAGGAACTTCTTGGCATCTAGTGGTGTTAAAAATACTGTTGTGTTCTCCATATTTAGAAATCTACCTTAACTCCGAGCCTCCTTCCAGTTATTGTACCATCTTTCATTGTGCCTGTCTGGACTCCTCGCATTGAGTTATCATTCTTGACCACAATAGCCAAGTCATTACCGAACTTGTCCATACCAATCAAGGCATAGATACCAGAGAAGAAGAAGTGGTCTGGTCCTTTACGCATCCATACCCATCGCCAACCGTATGTCGGTTCATTCTCGTCAGTCAACTCCCTGACACGATAGATATTCAAAGCATGGTTGAACCAAGGTTGCCAATCCTCTACTGAGCCGTTAATCGTGAAACGTCCCTCGTTTAATTGGTCTACGGCAAGTTGGACCACTCTATTTCTATCCACCATAACCTTGCCCATCTCTTCATTCTCTCCCCATCGAATAAGCTGTTGAGTCCTAGTCTCTTTGGTAAACCAACACAGAAAGACTCGGCCAACATACTTAGCTTGAAGCTTTCGAACACCAATCAAATCTCCTCCTTGGTCGGCTATCAGGACTGAATTAGGATATTCCTTGAGCCTAGCCTCTATCTCGTCATAAGGGTCGTAATTAGGCGTTGCTCCACCATCCTCAAGTACTGACTTGCAGTAGCCATGATAGAACATGCCTTGCTTGTTCATCATTGTATAGTGAAGGTTATGGCCAGTATCTAGACCGATAACAACTCGGCCTTCTTGCGTATTCACTAAGCTAGTTAGGTTCTTCAGTAGGATAGATTGTGAAAGCATGTTGTTAGCGTTCACATAAGGTAGACCAGCCACGAAGTTAGCGAAGTACTCAGGAGTCTTGTTTCGCTTATAGACGGCAATCTTCTTAGCCGAGAACATAGGGTTTATCCACAATGGAATCCAATAGCCTGACCATTTCTCATCGCCTTCAGGGATAACACGAGTAGGCATCCACTCGCCCATTCTACGCTCCTCATCCATTACCTCACCTTGACAATGAGGACATTTATATATCTCATTCGTGTAATCAATACAGGACTCATCGAATAGAAAGGTCTTGCCACAAGCGTGTTTCACATGCCACTTCTTCTGGTCGCTTATCTTGTAGAACTTATCTATGCCCACATCAGGAAAGGATGGGTTGCTGAAATAGGCCTTACGAGGATGTAAAGCGTGCTGTAGACGAGAATCATACTGCTCAACGATAGAAGGCTTGCATCTATCATACTCATCCACAATTAGCTTACTGGCCGAAATCATCAAGGCTGTTCTCTCGGTCCATGAACCTTTGTAGTAAATGGTTGCCTTACCCACTCGCTTCTGCTCAATGCTATCTTTATCCTCCACCCATTTTTGTAGGCATGGGTTGTTATCAATCATACGGTTCACCTTACCGCCTGAGAACTGCTTTACGTCATCTGCTGTGGGTAGAACGTAAATGATGTCTATAGAGTCATTTTTAGCCTCGTGGAGAGACTTTATAATTTCGTATGTCGTGAATCCAATCTGTGCGGCCTTCATCGAGCACATGAAAGCAGAGTCATCAGCATAGATAGCTTCAAGAAACCTATGGGTATGGAAATCCAATGGTTGTCCTGATTCAGTTTTGATTTGATGTTTCTCAATCCAGTCTAAAACATTCAGCTCTCTAGCTAAATCAATCTCTTCTGCTGTGTATTCCTCTAAGTTCATTTAGTTTTTTAGCAATATCTTTAAGTCTAGCCATTTGCTCAGGGCTATCAGAGTTGATATTTAAGTTAACAGACTTCTCTGGGGCAAAAGAACCTTTGAGTTTATAAGCAGTTTCAAGGTACTTATGGCGTGTAGGATAGTCAGGCTCATCTCCAACCAATTCCACTTCTCCACTCTCGTTATTGTTTTTAAATATTTTCTTACTCGCTTGTAATCCTTCTTTGTGAACCTTTATAAGCTCTTTATCAGTGAAGGCTTCACTCAATGACTTGACAACCTTAGCAATACTAGGTTTAGCTAAGTTTTCTGCACTGACTACTCCTGCTACCTTTCTATCTTTTACTTTGTAACCAGCATCAATAACTGCCTGAGTACCATTACCCCCATTCTTTATATATTCCTTAACGAATTTCTTTTGTTTAGGCTTGAGTTCATCCATTTACTTTTTAGATAAAGCAAGATTAAAGAACTCACAAACTTTGCTATATACATCGTTTATATCCTCAATCTCTTGTCCTTTCCACTTAAACTTCTTATCACTAGTAATAACCATAATTGGGTCTCCGTCTACATAGAAGGAAACATCGTTAGTCTCATGCTTATCAATTTGTAAGTCTGTTTCCATATTATACTTGGTACAGAACCCCATCAAAGAGTCCAATTAATTGCTTATTGTCCTTATCATCAAATGGCACAGCATCTAGAGTAAACTTGTAATCCTTATCCTTACCTTCAAATCGTAAGTTCAAGCACAAATCCCCTTTGTCCGTATGAGCAATCACATGCTTAATCTCACTGACCTTGAGAGCACTCATGATTGTATTATCCAACTTTGCTTTCTCTTTTAGGGTTATCATGTTATCTGCTGATTAAGGCTATTACTAATAAAACAGCGAAAGCTACACGAGGGCTAATGATTCCGACTATACTAACTGCGATAATTTCATTTATGGTAATCATATATTTATATTTCTGACCTATTAATCAAACTGACGGTAATATCTGATAGATTATTTACTCTTTGAGCTATACAAAATATTTCATGAGCTATTTCAGTCTTTCCAAGATTTATGGCCTCTTTAGGTGCTTCGTCAATCTTTTCAGATGCTCTTAATATTGGCGATAACTTACTATGCAATTGGTCTATAGAGACTTCCAATATGCTCAAAGATTGCTTAAGTTCATCTAGAGCAGATGTAACTTCTGGCTTCTTTGATGGAGTTGCAAGTGGCATGTTTGTTTTATTTTCGTACATATTTTTATTTTATTTAACTAATTTTTTAATTCTCTTGAAACAATTGCCACAGAGTATGCCAGTAGAAGTAATCGGTGTGTTGATAGTCTTACAGTTATAAGACCTCTTCTTCACAAAGAACTTCCACTTTCTACATGTAACACACTGTTTTTTAAATAGATTTTTCATATTAGAATCTCATTTTACTTTTTACTAAGGCTTCTTGGGCTAATTGCTCTGGAGTCTTTGGTGGTAGAGTGATGACAATACCAGTGGTAAGGACAGTTGAGGCTAGAGAGACAGCATTTCTAACGGCATTTTTGATAACAGTGGTAGCATCTATAACCTCTTCTCCCCAAGGAACGGCGGCAAATTCTGGTAAGTTCATGTTTTTAAGGTTCTGGATTATCGGAGCAAGAATAGATTCTTTTAGAATATTGGCTACTTGCGTATCAGGTAATACTTTACTAGCCTTCACTAGGGCCAATCCTCCCCCCTCTACAACTCCATCTTTAAGAGCTAGACGTGAAGAATTGATAGCGTCATAACACTTTAAGCGTAAATGACTTAATTCACTCTCGTTGTTTGCTCCTAACTTTAGGATTGCTGTCTTTGTTGTCAACCAACTTAACCTAAGCTTACTGTCATTGGTTCCCTCGGCTTTTAGAGAGGCGATGTGTTCAGAAATGTCTTGTCCCCCAATGATAATTGTCTCGTCTTTATCTACTGTAATTTTATCACAAGTACCTAGGTGAGCCAATTGCAAATTCTTGTAGTTTATACCAGACGCATCCTCTACAATTGTTGCTCCAGTTATCTTAGCAAAGTCTTCAAATACATAGTTCTTCCATAGCACAGGTGCTCGAATGATAAGGATTTTAGTAACCTTTGCCTGATGAGTAGCTACCATTCTAGAGGCAACACCTGAATCCATATCATCTGTGAAGATAACTAATGGCTTATTGTTAGCGGTTGCTATATCCATCAAAGCCTCCAAATCTTTATCCTTCTCAATCTTACGCTTAGTAACTAGAATTAGTGGTTTTTCGTAGACCGCTTTCGTCTCTTTTTTACCATCTTTGACTGCTTGTTCGTCATAGACCATGTAAGGAGAGAGATACCCTGCGTCAGAGAATCTAGTTCCTTCAATAACTGTGAACGAAGTTGTATATGTTCCGCTAGCCTCTGGGATAATAATGCCATCAGGGCCGATGAGCCGATAGATTTCCCCAAGAGTTTTTCCAAGACTTTTTGATTCTCCTGCAATTGAAGCAACTTTTTCGATTTCCTCAACTGTGATTGTTTTCTTTTGTTCATCTAAGTTTTTTTCGATTAGAGGGATAAGACTATCTAGTTCTTCCTTGAATTGGTTGCCAGACAGATTCGCCTCGTAAGCTCTTGTAAGTAGCTCTTCAGCTATGATACAGGTAGTTTTACGGCCATCTCCTGAATCATTATTAGCCTTTTCAGATAGTTCTTTCAAAAAAGAAAGGCCCTGTTTTTCAACAGCACCTTCTACTTGAATAGCTTGAATAATAGTCTGAGCGTCATTAGCAACCTCATGAAAAGGCGTAGACTCATTTTCTACCACAGCATTTAACCCTTTTGGTCCGTAACATAGACGAATAGCCTGAGTAGCTACCTTGATGCCATCAAGCATCCTACCAAATGATTCTTTTCCGATTGTTGTATTACTTATTGGCATATTTAAAATTTGGATATTCGTGTTGAAACAGAGGATGTTGTGGCATTAACGCTTGTCTGGCATGAGAGGCTAAATACGAGTGATTATTTATTCTTCCTTCAACTACTTTGATAAACTTTCTTTTTCCACAGATTACGCAACATTCCATTTGTCCTTCTTCAAATCCTTCTTGTATTTCGAAGCGATGAAGATAGCCGTTACGACAGTAGGACTCCGAGAATAAACTCTCCGCTTTCTGGGATGAAGTAGTGCTTTTCATTTTCTATTTCTAAACTATTTACTCCCCAAACGGTGTAACCGATGGTGTCGCCGACCTTTATTTTTGTAACTTCATCACCGATAGCAATAACAGTACCGTACTCACATAAACTTGGTTGTGATGAAACCAAGATTTGCTTCTTCTCTATTGGTTTAACCAATATATTTTTTCCGAAAGGTTTAATCTCCATTTATTTCGTCTATTACGTCTTTAGGTTGTCTTTTAATAATTTGAGGTTTAGGTTTTTGAGTTATCATCGAATATTTCTGACCAAAGAGTTCTTTTGCTTTCTCTCCGTCAGATGATGGCTCCCATTCACTTAACTTCCACAGGTTTTTCAATCTCTTTAGCAGGTTCATCTTTTTTAGAATATTTAGTGTCTTGTAAGTAAGCTATTACCTTATCTACGAATATACCCTCTCCAATATTCTCTTTTTGAACTACGGCTGATGGAACTAAATCCAACTCTTTCAAATAAGCTTGAGCCTTTGTAGTTCTCTCCTTAATCTCTGTAATTTGTTCTTGAGTTAATTTATTCATTACAATATTTTTTAATTAATAAAACGACCTTTAGGCAGATGCACTGCAATCCTGATTGATATGGTTTATATTCCAATAAATCTGAATGGAATAATGAGGATTCTTAATTGGCGTACAAACAATTGAACTTGGAGTAAGGTGTATGCTTGCTAGAAGTAAAAATGTTAACATCATATTGGTTTAATTATACTACAATTAATAAATGCAAGCAAGTTTTCAGATGACTTGGTTTCCTAATTTTGCAGGCACATAACCAATAACTTCTGGTGTAACTTCTTTATGATACTTTTCATCATAAAAATCAGGAAAACCTCGACTCTTACCGTCATGCAAGTGTCCATGAATATTCATGTCAACTCCCTCTCTTTTTGGTACTGGCATGTGAGTAAAAAGAATGTGTCTACCGAACATCTTAATCAGCACTTCATGAGCGACAAAATCCCAACCATTAGTTATATACCAACTTATCGAATGATTGTCATGATTACCCAAAACAAGCCACTTCTTGAATTTATACTTTGATAATTTTAGGTGAGTGATGGCATCATGTCCAATTGTTAAATCACCACAATGTATTAGAATAGAATCATCAGGTAAAGAGTCAAAGCCTTTCCAAAGCTTTTCATCATTATCATAAGGCCTAATTCCTCCTTGTTGGAGCTTTACATGACCAAAATGTGTATCGCTGATGGTATATATATTCATATTTAATCTCCTTTTACATTTAGAACCTGTTTCAGCACAGCAATAATTTCCACTAAGTCCTTTGCGTTTTCCATGACTCTATCTATATCCTTATAGGCACTTGGAATCTCATCAAGTAATATGTCCGTTCGTCTGTGTTCGATTCCCACCATCGCTTTATCAAAGTCATCCATCGTAAAAGACTGGCGAGCTTTTCCTCTCGACATTCTACGTCCAGCACCATGAGGAGCAGAATTGAAAGACATGATATTTCCTTTCCCTTTGACAATGTAACTTCGAGTCCCCATTGAACCTGGAATCATGGCATAAGAGTCCACAGAAGCCTTAACTGCCCCTTTTCTAGTAACCCAAATATTGTGGCCAAAATGATTTTCTAGTTGGGTAAAGTTGTGGTGAGAGTTAATTCGACTGACTTCCAATTCATTGGCACGAGTGTGGTCTTTTAGTACCACTGTAGATAGCTCGGCCATGAATCTATCCATCATTTCTTGACGATTTTCAAATGCAAAATGTTGTGCCCATCTCATGTACTTGATGTAATCATCAAAGTCTTTAGACCCTTCTGGCAGATATGCTAAATCTTCATCTGGAAGTTTCACAAACATTGATTTGCATAACTTTTGTGCCTTTTCAATATAGTAACAACCGATTTTATTTCCCACTCCACGAGAGCCAGAATGTAAAGTTGCCCAAACTTTATTATTTTCATCTAAACAGAGTTCAATGAAGTGGTTTCCTCCACCAAGAGTTCCTAATTGTTCACGCCAATTGCTAGACAATTTATCTATGAAAGATATTTCCATGTCAGCCATAGATTCCAAATCGTGGATTCTCTTTTGTGCTGATTCAGTAATTTTAGAGTTAAACTTTCCAGCACTCATTGGTATCCTTCGCTCAAGACCTAATCTGATTTCGTGTAGTTTATCCTTCACATCTTCCCATTTGATATTAGTCTCTACAGCAATCATTCCACAGCCAATATCAACGCCAACTGCCGCAGGAATAATAGCTCCCTTTGTTGGTAGGACTGTACCGACAGTCGAACCTTTGCCAAAGTGAGTATCAGGCATAACAGCAACATGCCTAAAAAGAAAAGGTACTTCTGAAGTATTCTTAATCTGCTGAAGGGCTTCTGGCTCTATTTCTTCTGGCGGAATGAAAGCTATTATTTTTTCTCCTATTTTGTTCATTTTAGTTGATGTAGTCTTCTACCATATCGCTTATGTCTATTTTTATTTCTACTCCGTCATAAGACAACTGTAATTCAAGATTGTCAGAATAATAACCGTTTTGATAGTTGTAGCATGGGACAAAAACCTTTGAGTAGTTGTCTATGGTGTCCCTCCATTTCTCTTTCAAGCCTAAGCAAACAAGGAATCCCATATCTTCTACTCCTTTGATTACTATGTTGCTAATCTGTTTTCCAATCAAATCTTTTATAAGATACTTGAAAATAGAAAAGTCCGCATAAACATTTTCGCAACAATCATCTCTGTGGTAACAATTTATTTTAAGTTCTTTCCCATTTTCGAACTTAAAAACAATCTCATCTCCAACCAACACATCAGTTATTTTAGTTAACTCTATTTCTTTGGCTAATAATTCTTTGTTCATGTTTTTATGATTATAGACTGTAGTGAATTTTCAACATTTCAAGGTAACTTTTGATGATTGAGATTTTCTCGTTTGCGAAAGGCTTAAAATCTTTGCCTATTTTGATTTTCTTATCTTTTTTTATTTCTTTAATAACTTCGTCAAACACAGTATTATTTTGAGCAAAACTCATAACCATCAATTGTTTATCAATGAATTCTGAAACTGCTTCTTTCTTTATTCTTTTAATTGTATTTTTTGTTACAAACATTTTATTTTCTATTATAATAGTAAGCTATAAGTCCTCGAACGTCTCTTTTGGGTTTAAGTCTTTGTGGTTCAAAGTCTAGTTTGGGATAACAGTCAATTGCCTCAATTTGACCTGGACCGTTTAAGGTTAAAATTCCAGTTTGATTATTGTCAAATGGGCTTCCGTTATACCTTAGACTTCCGCCATATTGAGAAGGATTAGTCCATGTACCACCTACAGTACCAGTATTACAAGACAGAGCTGGTTGCTGAGTAGCATATCCTATATCTCCCCAAGTGTAATTACCGTTAGACATATTATTTAACTAAGTGAATAGTATTCTTACCCACAATTCCATCAACCAATTTATCTAGAATTGATTTCATATCCTTGACATCAAATCCTAGATTTTCAAATGCCTTGGTTAGGATTGATACTTCCTTGGTTAAGTTTTGATTTTCTACTCGCAACTTATCGTTTTGGCCTCGCAATTCTGAAGTAGCAGTATAAATTTTATTGTCTAATTCTTTATCCTTACGCTCCAAAACAATTTTATTATCCTTTTCAATATTGGATAAGTCTTTTTTCAAATCACCAACTTTTTCTTCTAAATCTTTGACGGTTTGCTTAGACTCTTCTCTTACTTCGTTTTTAATTTGCTCAATTCTTTCTTGTGATATAAACATATTTTTATATTATTAATTTATAATTACTTCCAATTATTTTGTGATAAACATAGCCTCTAGACCACAGTAGGAAACGCACGCATGGCCATCCCACGCCTTTATTTTCTGTAATGCGACATAATCCGCACCTCCCTGTGAATTAATCGCCTGAGCCTGAATTTTGATTGCTTCAGCCTGTGCCTGAGCAGTGGCGACTGTCTGTTCTGCCTCAAATTTCACTTGTTCAAGCTTATTCTTTGCGGCGAGAGCATTTTGTTCAGCCGTAACCTTTGCTTCAATTGCTGTGTTGAATGATTGGGAGAAATCAAAGTTGATAATTGAAACCGAGCTAACTGTAATATCATTCAAAGCTAATTTCTCGCTTAAAGAAGTTTGAATCTTGTCTGTTACCTCTGGTCTCTTGGTAATCAATTGCTCTGCGGTATATTGGGCCGTAATTGCCTTAACTACCTCCTGAATTGCTGGGTCAATGATACGAGCTTTGTATTCTGTACCAACTCTTGTAAACAAATCTGAAGCCTTGTTTGCATCAATGTTGTAATTGATAGCTACTTTAGCCTGAACTGTCTGTAAGTCGTTTGAGGCTGCGGTAGCGTCAGTTTGCTCCTTTTGAGTTTGGACATCCATGCTTTCTACATGTTGAAAGAAAGGCATTTTGAAGTAAAAGCCTGGTTGAACTGTACCAGTAACCTTACTCAAGGTTGTCTTAATACCAACTTCGCCAGTTGAAACTGTACCCATTGAACCGCCCAAAAGAATAAGAACTACTAAAACTACAATGCACCATCCGATTATTTTGAACCAATTAGTTTGCTTTTCCATTTAATTTTAATTTGTTATCATTTATAAATGCTAATAAATCTACTTTCATGTCTTGTGCTTTGACTCCCTCTGCTCCTGTTAACTGGTAGTGATAGTTCAGTCCTTTTTCAGCATGGAAATCTCTAACTATGCCATTGATGGATTTTCCACTAAATACTCCGCAAGATAGGACGACCACCGAGTTATCCGCCATACCCTGCACGACCTTTTTTATTTCTTCTTCAATGATTGGGTATCTATTCATTCCCACTAAGATGCAATATTTCATATAATTTTTCTCCCCTTACCCAGTTCTCCGACCTTTCTACGCCACCATCCTAACAATGTTGCATAGTGAGAACTGTAACGCTTATTTGTTGAGGCTATGTATCCGCCCAACTCTTCAATCAGTAATCCTGTATTCTTATCTCCAATTTTATCTATTAACTTTTGATGCTCTTCATCTGTGAGTTTTACATTATTGAATTCTGAATAAGTTTTTTTAAGTACGACCTCTATCTTCTCTTCTTCTCTATTCTTCTCTATTCTTATCTTATCTATTCTAGCGTTATCATTTGCGTTATCACCGATGTTATCATTTGTTATCACGTCTTTTTTAATTGTAGCCTTATTTATAGGCTTATTTTTTTTATCCCTGTATCTCTTGACTCTTTCATATCCAGACAGATTTGAGCCTTGTCTTTTGTTAAAATTATTAATTGTAACGGAGCCATCGTTATTAAGTGTTATCATTTTGTTATCATGTAATCTCTGTAAAACTCCTACAGCTTTTGAATACGAATCTTCTTGACTATTATAAACGTCTACCTCTAGGCCAGTTAATCTTAAAACAATTTCTTCTTTACAGTTTTTAATCTTTCCTCCTTCTTCATTTGCCGAGGCCAAACACAGTAAGGTAATAAAACATTGTTTGTCTTCCAAACTAAGTTGAAGTATTTTTGTATCTGTTAGCCAATCTTGGCCATAGAATTTAAACCATTTCATATTTTTACAAACTAAAAGTAGTCAGTGAAATGAAAACCACGCAAATAGTTAATTCTTTCCCTGACTACTTTCAATTTATAATTTGATTGCGTGATTTCCATGTGATTATTATAATACTAATAAATTTTAGTGCAAACATCTGACCTGTGGATAACTTTTAATAATGTGGACTTCCACTGATTAAAGCACAGAACATAAAGACTAGATAGAAGATGATGATGAATAAGAGGAGGTATTTCATTTCCTTTTCTTAGTTATCGTTGGTAAGGGGGTGATAAGAACTGGGATAATTTCGTATGGGGCTTTAAATACATCATATAGACTACTTATGTCGAAAACTATGGCTTGTCGACCTACTATATATTTCTTAGCTTCGTCTGTTGTGCCAAAGATTAGTAAAGGTTCATTCAAGACATCCAAGTCCTTACCTTCCCAAACTACCTTATATCCTCTTATCCCCTTCTGTTTGTTTTGTTTAAGACTAACGCTCTCGTGTTTACTCGTTTGTTTAGACATTTTATTTGGTGGGGGTTTAAAAACTACAATCTCTTGGGGATAGAGCTTTAAATACTGCTAATAAATTTTCTTTATCAACCATTGCTGTCATTTTCTCTTCTTTTCCTTTAGATTCAATTTTTAGAATAATAAAAACAAATTCATTATTCTCTTGAAAGGTAACAGAACCATTATCGGTAAAATATTCAGAACTCTGACTGTCTATTGTTAATTTTTTCATTCTCTTTAGGCGTTGTCGCCGATTAGGTTAGTAAATTTACCCTTACAACATTTGCAGATAATAAAGTCATCTTTAAATTGTTCCTTATTTATTGCGACTTTTTGTGTAATATCTAACACCAACTTGTCTACACTATCGAAACTATGACCAAAAGTTTTACAAAACAATCTTGCCACGTTTGGTTTTAGTTTACTCCAGTTTGCGTGTGCGTTCTTCATTTTATTTATCGCTAAGGTTAGTTAATAAGTCGTCTAAAATCTTCCAGTGCTTTGTTGTATCCGACCTTGAACCATTTATCACTTGGGTCTTTGCCGTCCTCCAACGCATCATCAGAATATTCTTCACCTCTTGTAAGTTCCCTTACTCGCTTTCGCTCATCTTGGCGAGCTTGGGTTAGAACGGTGCGGATAAATTTCTTACAGTCGTAATGATTATCAATAGTCCCATCAATCTTTACACCATTTCTTTTTATAAGTTTCTCAAATTCTAACTCCCACTTTGATTCCTCATTGGAGGGGGCGTTACCTTTTTCTTTTGCAATATTAAGCACTTCTTTTACGGTTTGTCCGTCTGACGTATCATTTGCCTTAGCTTTCTTATAAATATCAAAAGAGTTTTTCTTAGTGGAGGGGGAAGAATGACACTTACAACAACACTTACAACCAAATTTTTCCTCTATACTTTTACAATCTTCAAATTCATCGGGAAAACAGTTGCCACATTTCACTGTTTGTCCGATTTGCATATAGTTTATTTTCTCCCCAGCGGACAGTTTAGAGTCGGCGAGTTCACAATATCTCCCACATCCACCTAGTCCAGCACAAAAGTATTTACCTTTAGGTTCATCCCATACGACTTCTTTGCTACAACATTTTGATTTTAAGTTTGTCATGTTTTTAAAGTCATTTATCATATTCGTTGATTTTATCTGTAACAATAAAAATCGAGTCCATTCGAGAACCTAAAGCTTTTATCTTCTCTATTTTTCTAAT